AGCCTATCAAGAGGCTTTGAGAATAAGGGACAAGATAAGGAACTTTCGCAAGTGCGGACTGGAACATGGAGGTGAGTTTTCTCCAGAAAACCTTGCATTCAAAGTCTTGAGAAGAAATGGATATTTGGGGAAACTCACACAAATAAGGCATGATGCTTACGACCACATGATGTCACTGAATGGTGGCTGCCATCCAGAGACCGCCATCAGGATAAAGATTGGATGATTAAGCAACACGACGATCCACACTATATCGTTAAGCTTGAAAAAGCCATCGCAGAGAAATACGGCGAAGAAGCAATCCAAAATCCAAAGAAACATTGGAACGAGGAAAAAGAGAAAGAGTACATAGAACAATCAAAGGAGTTCTATAAAAAGATCCAATCACTAGAGGAGAAATCCGAGAAAGTAGAAGTAGATGGAATTTTCATTCCGAAGAAACTACTTAGTAAGAAGAGTAATAGGACATGTCCGACTTGCAGTGCATATTCGTTTAAATTAAAAGACGATGTATTTATGAACAAGTATGATTGTTGTTTTGATTGCTTTATTCAATATGTAGACGGGCGTGAAGAGCGCTGGCAATCTGGCTGGAGACCACAAGGAGAATAAAATGGCTACAACGTTAGAGATTATTAGAGGAATATCACAAGCTTTAGCTTATTCATATGACGGCGCACACGACGCTCGTTATACGGATGACGGCGAGGCCCATACCATTGGGCTGAAGCGAGAAGAAGGAGATCCAATCCTCGACTCCCGCGTGATGGACGGGTTCAAGGTTAAGTTTGCCGGCAACAAGTTGTGCATCCACTATCATTCTGAAGTTAAACTAAAAGACGTACACGATAAGAACTTCGAATCGGATACAGAAAGTATGATTAACAAGATTGCAAAGTTTCTCAAGAAAGAATATAAGAAAACCACAGGAAACACTTTGACCCTCACCGCCGAAGGAGAGATGGAAGCCATTGTTCAGAATACTTCCAGGGTTCGAACTTGGGTCCAAGCCTATAAATGGTATAAGATTGGTGGTATTGGAGATGTTGAGCCGGTTGCAGAAGCATCGGAGGAACGCCTAGACGCTTCCTTTAAGAAGTGGCTAGAACTTGGAAAGAACTCGCCCAAGCCTAAGAACGTTACAAGAAAGAAAGATTGATGAATGGGCTATCAATTATCCAAAAAAGAACTAGTTCAGGAGATTGTGAAATCTGGTAAGGATCCGAATTACTTTATTCACAACTACTCAAAAATATCCCACCCCGTCCATGGTTTGATTCCTTTTAAAACTTACGACTTTCAAAAAGAACTTTTACAAGACTTTAATAATCATCGTTTTAATGTTATACTCAAGGCTCGTCAGATGGGTGTCACGACGATTATGGCGGCTTACATCTCATGGTTGATGATATTCCACCGAGACAAGAATATCCTTATCATGGCGACAAAGTTTCAGACTGCTTCGACGCTCGTAAAGAAAGTAAAAGCTATTATTAAGACCCTTCCAGAATGGATACGATTGGCAGATATATCAGTGGACAATAGAACTTCGTTTGAACTATCAAACGGCTCCCAGATTAAGGCAGCTTCAACTGCGTTTGATGCCGGCCGTTCAGAGGCTCTTTCTCTTCTTGTCATCGATGAGGCCGCCCATGTTGAGGGCCTCGATGAGTTGTGGACCGGTTTGTCGCCAACGATTTCAACTGGTGGACGCTGTATTGTGGCTTCCACTCCGAATGGCGTTGGCAACTGGTTTCACCAAACATACGTTGAATCAGAACAAGAGTTGAACAACTTTCATTCTACTAGGATTATGTGGGATCGCCACCCTGATCGCGATCAGAAGTGGTTTGATGAAGAAACCAAGAATATGTCGGTTCGACAGATAGCACAGGAATATCAGTGTAACTTTAATGCCTCTGGTGAGACAGTTGTACATCCCGACGATATAAAGAGAATAGAGGAAGAAGTTTGTGAGCCCAAATATAAGACAGGGATCGATAGAAACTTTTGGATTTGGAAAGACTATGATCCCTCTTGTACATATATGATATCTGCAGATGTTGCCCGAGGAGATGGAAAAGATTACTCAGTTTTTCATATTATAAACCTCAACACAATGGAGATCATTGCAGAGTATCAGGGCAAACCTGCGCCTGATATATATGCTGAATATCTTTGCAGTGTTGGCCGCGATTACGGGTCTTGCATGGTTGTTGTTGAGAACAACAATATTGGATTTACAGTGGTTGAGAAAATGAAAGATCTTGAATATCCAAACGTTTATCATTCAGTTAAATCCACTCACGAATATATTGAGCAATATGCAGCAGAGGGCAGAAATGATTGTGTGCCTGGTTTCACGACCTCCTCTAAGACTCGTCCGATGATTATCGCAAAAATGGAAGAATTTATTAGAAACAAGATAATTAAGATATATTCTCCACGTCTCCTCAATGAAATAAAAACCTTTGTTTGGACCGGCAACAAGCCAGAAGCTATGAGGGGATACAACGACGACTTGACGATGGCTTTTGCAATCGCTTGCTGGGTCAGAGACACAGCACTGATCGCAAACAAAAAAGGAATAGAGTATACGAAAGTGTTTATGAACTCAATGAAAAAAGTAGATTCTGTGATGAATACGGCCATATCTGGGATGAGAGGGTATGTACCACACAAAAACAGAGAAGAACTAGAAAAATATTCGTGGATATATAAAGGATAAAAAATGCCCGTTACAAAGAATCCTAAAAACCCAGATTCAAAGTTATTTAAAAAATTAACGAGACTCCTATCGGGTCCGATTATCGATTACCGTGCTCAGACGATACGAAAATATCGGAGACACCAATTAGATAAATTCGCTAACACGTTTAAGTCTTTGAGTGGACAGTCGTTCAAGAGAACGGCACACAATCCATTTGAGAACTTGCAAACAAATATGATTGCAACTCAGAATCGTGTTGAGAGATACGCCGATTTTGATCAAATGGAATATGAACCCATCATTGCGTCTGCAATGGATATTTATGCAGACGAAATGACCACATCTTCAGATCTACAACCGTTGTTGAAGATTGTGTGTCCGAATGAGGAGATTAAGGCGGTTCTGAATACGCTTTATCACAACATAATGAATGTTGAGTTTAACCTCTTTGGATGGTGTCGGACAATGTGTAAGTACGGTGACATGTTCTGTTATATCGACATTCAGGAAGAATATGGTATCAAGAATGTTATTGCCCTTCCTTATGATCAGGTAGAAAGATTGGAGGGAGAAGACCCGACAAACCCAAACTACGTTCAATATCAATGGAACTCTGCTGGCATGACTTTTGAGAATTGGCAGATTGCCCACTTTCGGATTTTAGGCAATGATAAATATGCTCCATATGGAACTTCAGTTTTGGAACCGTCTCGGCGTATCTTTAGACAACTAACTCTTTTAGAAGACGCAATGATGGCTTATCGCATTGTTCGTTCTCCAGAACGACGCGTCTTTTATGTGGACACAGGCAATATTCCTCCTCAAGATATTGAACAGTTTATGCAAAAGACAATTACCAGTATGAAGAAGAACCAACTGGTTGATGCCACCAATGGTCGTGTCGATTTGAGATACAACCCTCTCTCTGTTGAAGAAGACTACTTTATTCCAGTTAGAGCGGGATCTAGTACAAAAGTAGAGAGCCTCCCCGGCGGTGCCTATACTGGAGACATTGATGATGTCAAGTATTTGAAAGATAAGCTATTTGCTGCCCTCAAAATTCCTCAGTCGTATTTGTTTAGGGGCGACGGCGCGGAGGAAGATAAAACAACCCTTGCTCAGAAAGATATCCGATTTGCGAGAACCATTCAGCGTTTGCAGAGGGCAGTTGTTTCAGAACTTGAGAAGATTGGAATCATTCATTTATATTCATTAGGCTATAGGACAAGTGATTTGATTTCTTTTAAATTGAAACTGAATAATCCCTCAAAGATTGCAGAGATGCAGGAGTTGGAACATTGGAAGAACAAGTTTGATACAGCTGGCTCTGCCACAGAGGGATACTTCAGTAAGAGATGGGTCGCAGAACACATATTCAGCATGTCTGAGGAAGAGTTCTTGCGTAACCAGAGGGAACAGTTCTATGATCGTAAGTTTGCTGCCGCCCTTGAAGCTGCAGCTGCTGAAGAGGAAGGAATGGAAGGGGGCCTAGGCGGCGGCGAGATGGGTGATCTCGGCGGCGATCTTGGTGGCGAGGAAGAGATGGATCTTGGTGGTGAAGAAGAAATGGATCTTGGTGGCGAAGAGGATCTTGGTGGCGAAGAAGCCGGCGGCGAAGAAGACATTCTTTTGGCAGCACCCGGAAATCGCGATGATGGTTATGTAACTAAAGGCTCGAATGGGAAAGTATACCACCGAGTTAAGAGTGATAAAAGAGATATCGGCGCCGCTCATCGGAGGACAAAGGGATCTTGGTCTGACGAAACGGCCCGCCCAACAAAGAGAAATGTCTGGAAAGCTCCGTCTTTAATTGGGTTGGAAGAGAGTGGTGAATCTAATTACGATAGCGAAGAAGAACTGCTTAATGAATCTACAAAGAATGTTAGAGATTTGATTGCAGGATTGGAGAGCATGAACAATGGCGAAAAGACACAATAAGAAACGTAATACGGCCTTTTTGTACGAGATTCTGGTTAGAGAGCTAACCAAATGTGTTGTCAAGGAAGACAACGACAGGAAGAGTGCTGTTATATCTATATTGAAAGAGCACTTCAATAAGAAAACTCTTCTTTATAAGGAGTTGCAGTTTTATAAAGATGTTGCCTCCTCGCAAGGCCTTGCTCCGGAATATGCTGAGAAGTTTGTAAATTATCTGAAAATGGAGTATGAGAAGCTTGATAAAAAGTGTTTGAATGAAGAGAAAAACTCTGTTATCTCGAACATTAACAAAGCGCTGTCGAAGTCTATTTATTCGAATTTTGTACCAAACTATAAAGACCTGGCAACAATCTCTCAACTATTTGATGATGATGTCACGGTTAAAGAGAGGATGATTTTAGAAAATAGGCTGGTCGAGAAGCTAACTTCTTCGTCTGAAGAGAAGGAGGGGATGCAGCCAATTACCAACTTGACTTATAAAACTTTTATTAAAAAATATAATTCACAATATAGCGATTTATTGGAAGAACAGAAGCGGCTGTTGAACTATTATATCACTTCGTTTTCTGATAATAGTATCAATCTGTCGATATATTTGAATGAAGAGGTCGGCAGGCTGAAGGAGGCGTTACTATCGTCTTTAGAAATGGAAGAAATCAAAGAAGATTCTGCAATGATTCGCTCTACCAAAGAAGTCTTGGGGATTATCGATGATTTTAAGAAAGCTCCGACAAACGAGACAATGATAAAGAAAGTGTTGAGAATCCAGAACTTGGTCAAGGAGATTCAGAGCTAATGGCAGATATTGACGTCAGAATAGGTTCCGAAGATGACAAGGGCATCATGATACATATAGACTCCTCGAAAGAGGAGGAGGGTAGAAAAGTAACCTTAGAACTCAATGCTCGAAAGACTTTGGACGGCGATTTGATAATTCGAGATCATCCTGACATCGATGTTGTGATCATGCCTAGGAAGATGAAAGTGGTAGCTTTTCCAAAGGAGAACTCTACGGAAGAAACCTATCACACGCAAGACAAGTTGTTTGATTTTCTGATGAAGAGGGGGATTCTTATCAGAGACAGTATTCAGGGAGGAAATGTTTTTGGATCCATGGAAGCTAAGTTGATTCCAACAGAAAACAAAAGCTCTTCCAAGTTCGTTCTCTTGGGTGTAGCCAGGTGGATT